TGACGACGAAGATGACGACATCTCAGATGACCTTGTAAACAAAATAATTGAAAAACTAGTTGTGGATATGGACCCACAAAAATCTGGTTGGATGGAACGGCCCATTGCTGATATTCACTTAGCAGTTGATCAGGCCGAGGCAACCGAAGCAGACGAGAATCATGATGCTGATAATATGATCAACGACCCAAGGTTGCAGATCAAGCGTCAAGATGAAGCTCTTGAACTCCTTAATAAGGAGAATGAAGAGTTAACGGAGAAAGTTATTGCCCTATCTGAAAATAACGATAAGGCGATGACTGCAGTTTTAAAATTGAAAGAGAAACTTGAAGAAGTTAATCTTTCTAACGCTAAGCTTCTATACACTAATCGTATTTTGACAAACAGCTCCCTGAATGAGCGACAACGAGATCAAATTGTCGAGTCTTTGTCTGGTGCGACGACGGTCCAAGAAGCGAAGGTTATATATGATACCCTTCAGAGCACGGTGAGCGCTTCCCCCTCAAAGAGAAAGCCAGAAACGCTAAGCGAAGTGGTGACGAAGAGATCCTCTGTTATTCGGTCACAGAAAAGAGAAACTAACAACTATTCTGAGGCTGCGTATTCGAGGATGAAAAAGTTAGCAGGACTTTAATAAAATCAAAAAGGAGATAATTTAAAATGTCTATTCTAAACAAATTAACAGAAGGCATTGTTAACCGTGATCTCTCTAAGGATGGTGCTGCTCTTCGCGATAAGTGGGAGCGTACCGGTCTTTTAGAAGGCATGGGCAATGAACGCCAAAAGGACGGCATGTCCGTTCTGCTTGAGAATCAAGCAAAGGAGCTTCTCCGAGAGGCTTCAACCATGGCCGCAGGTGATGTCGAGGGCTTTGCAGCCGTCGCCTTCCCCATCGTGCGTCGTGTTTTCGGTGGACTAGTTGCTAATGAACTAGTTTCCGTACAACCAATGAGCCTGCCATCAGGTCTCATTTTCTTCCTGGACTTCCAGTTTAACAGCGATCGCGCTGCTGCTGGAATCACCGCCAATGACTCGGTCTACGGTGGTGGTGTGGTTGGTCACCAGATTACTGGTGGTATCGATCTCACTGGCGCCAATGCTGAGAGCAGCTTTTATAACCTCAACAATGGTTATGCTTCTCCAACTGGCTCCGCCGCCTGGGGTTCTGCTGTTGTCGTAGTTGCCTCTGGCACTATCGGGGACGGTGAAGCCGCCCCCGCGGGAACAACCATCACGCAAGCCCAAGAGGATACTCTGAACGAATTGACTCAGTTTGATCCAGACCTTTCTGGCTCTGTTGTTGTTGTGTTCGAGACCACAGGTTCTTCCGACCTTGCACAGCTAAATCTCAAGGATTTGGTTGCAATCAACTGGAATAACAGCACTCTTGCTCCCGGACGTTTAGTCCGCCGCTTGACGACTCTGGCATCCGGTTCTACCGGTAGTGACCCCAGCGCGTCAAACCTCAGGCTGAAGTTTGTCCTTCAGGCTACGGGTACTTCAACACTCGACGACGGACTCGCAACCGACGCCGGCATACCCACAAGCTTGCTGGGTTGTCTTACCGCTTCGATCTACGACAGTCGCTTCGTCATTGACGACAACTTCGTCAATGCTAGCGGTCAGGGTCGCGACGCCGTCATCGGCGCCGTTGCCGGCACAACTGCGTGGCAACTAGAAAACAACGAGGACATTCCCGAGATCGACATCAAGGTCGATTCCGTGAGCGTCACCGCTGTCACCAAGAAGCTCAAGGCCAAGTGGACTCCTGAATTAGGTCAGGACCTCAACGCCTACCACAACCTCGACGCTGAGGTTGAGCTTACGTCGATTCTCTCTGAGCAAATTGCTCTAGAGATTGACCAAGAGATCCTTAACGATCTCATCAAGGGCGCTACTGGTGGAACTCTCTACTGGTCACGTCTGCCTGGTAACTTTGTGAATCGCGAGACAGGGGCAGGTCTAGAGCAAGCCGCTGACTCCACCGGTTTCCCAGAGTTCACGGGTACCGTTTCCGAGTGGTACGAGACTCTTGTTGAAACCATCAACGATGTGTCTGCCCGTATTCACCGGAAGACCCTCCGTGGCGGTGCGAACTTCATCGTCGTGGCTCCTGAGGTTGCTAACCTCTTAGAGTTCACGTCTGGCTTCCGCGCCAACGTCACTGCTGATGATACCAAGGGCACTGTTGGTGCCGTTAATACTGGTAACCTCAGCAAGAAATGGGATGTCTTTGTTGACCCCTACTTCCTCCGGAACCTCGTTCTGGTTGGTCGTCGAGGCAGCAGCTTCCTAGAGAGCGGCTTTGTATATGCACCATATGTGCCTCTGCAGGTCACTCCCACCATCTTTGGCCCTGAGGACTTCGTGCCTCGCAAGGGTGTCATGACTCGCTATGCGAAGAAGATGGTTAGACCCGACATGTACGGTCTAGTGGTTGTTGAAGACTTAGTCTAAGAAAGTCTGAGACACAAAAAATCAGAACCCCGTTCTCTTTTCGTGAGAGAGCGGGGTTTTGTTTTTATAGATACTATTTATTTCGGAGGATAGAAATTTATGGCAGTCCCAACCTTAACTCCGGTTAGCCAGATCAGTGCGGTTGTGCTCACCCCTACTGGTACACACAGCGATGTTACCAGTAATTTAGTTTTTGGTATTTACGATAGCGCTGCGTTTATTTCCGGCGCCGTCGACCAAGTTGCGTACACCTACAAGAAGTTGGGCGGCGATATACTGGACGTTGAGATTTCCGCATCTCAGGTTTATGCGGCATACGAAGAGTCGGTTTTAGAATATTCTTACTTGGTCAACGTGCATCAAGCGAAGAATGTTTTGTCTGATGTTCTTGGCGCCGCCACCGCTTCCTTTAACGAAGATGGTCAAATTGTTGCTGCCGATGCCCTATCTGGTTCGAGTATAGAATTACGGTTTCCTAGAACAAAATTTGAATATGCCCAACGCATCGGCCGTGGTGTGGGGACTATGGCGGCTGAGGGCGGCGATGACACAATTTATTCAGCGTCTCTTACCCCAGTTGCGGGACGCCAGGATTATGACTTGCAAAATATAATTTCCTCATCGGCTGCGACCGACTCTGATGTACCTTACTTTGAGTTGGTTAATAATAAACGCATCAAGATAAGAAGAGTCTTTTATAAGACCCCCCGTGCTATGTGGAGGTTCTATGGCTACTACGGAGGGGTTAACGTTGTTGGGAACTTGTCAACGTATGGGCAGTTCGCTGACGATTCAACCTATCAAATTATTCCAGTATGGCAGAACAAAGCTCAAAACATGGCATTCCAAGACGCTATGTACACGAGGACTTCCCATTATTCTTATGAGATTAGAAATAATGTTTTAAGGTTGTTCCCCCCTCCATTGGCGTCAGACGTTGGACCCTCTAAGTATTGGGTTCAGTTTACGATCCCAACAGAACCCTGGGATCAGGACGATGATAAACAAGATGGTGCTTATGGAATCAACAACATGAACACGATTCCTTTTGAAAACATTCCATATGCTAGCATTAACAGCATCGGTAAACAATGGATTCGCCGGTTTGCTCTGTCACTCGCAAAGGAAATGCTCGGACAAATCAGAGGGAAATTCGCAACGATTCCAATTCCCGGCAGCGATATTCAGCTAAACGCTTCTGACCTTCTTTCGCAAGCTAAGGAAGAACAGGAGAGCCTCAGAGAAGAACTGAAGACGACTCTTGATGAGCTTACTTATGGCAAGTTAGCAGCACTTGAAGCGGAGAAGATGGAGTCTGCATCCACCGTATTTAAAAACATACCACACTTAGTGTACAAGGGATAACATGATCAATGTCTGATGAGTGGTCTCAACCTCCGAATCCTCCTCCTCCTTTATTCACGGGAAAAAAGGAGCGCGACTTTACTAAGCAGGTCAACGATGAACTGTTAGAACGCGTCATTGGACAACCAATATTGTATTTTCCAATCAGCATCGAGGATACAGACTATCATCCTTTATATGGCGAGGCGCCCAGAAAGACATTCTTGCCTCCGATCCGTGTTTACGTTCTGGTTGACTGGGAGGGTCACCAAACTACAGCCGATTCCTTCGGTGTTGACCGCACAGCGTCCTTGACGGTTCATTTCCACAATCGGAGATTAACAGAGGATCAAGATTTATATGTTCGCGAAGGCGATTTCATAAAGTTTGGAGAGTATTTTTATGAAATTGTTTCATGGAATCTTCCGGAGCTAATGTACGGACAGCCTGATAATCCGGTGCAGATCTCTGCCCAGTGTATAAGAGCCAGAGAGGGCTTGTTCGATGGCGAGTGACGACAACAAATTAGTAACTACAAGCGCCAAACTACTTGAGGGTGATCATGGTGTAAGGATACCATATCGACCTGCCACATTAGAGAATATTGACTTTGCGATGGGCAAGTGGCTTGGAGATAAGGTCAAAAACTTCGTAGAATCACACAAAGATTGGAAGAAAGTCCCGGTACTGTGGGTAAGTGCGGAGCGCGCTTATCAAATGAAACACGATCAGAGTTTGCGTGATAGTTTCGGAGCGCTGATTCTGCCTATCATGACCTTTGAGCGCACAGGTGTCGAGAAGGATCTAGGGAGGAAGGGAGTGATCCAAGCCAATCTGCCTGAAAAGAATGACCCCATCGGCGGAGTCGGCGGCCGCTTCACCGTAGCTAAAGAGATAAACGTTGATAAGACAGGGGATTATGCAGACGCTGTATCTGCGCGCAAGTTCGGTGATGTTGGAAGCGGGAAGGTCAACTTTAACACTCGCGGCCGCCGCACAAAGAAGATCGTTTATGACATCTACTCCATCCCGACTCCCGTATATCTGAATGTGACATACGAGGTCAACATTAGAACTAGATACCAAGAGCAGATGAACCAGTTGCTGACCCCGTTTGTGGTATATTCAGGGGCCGTCACCCAGTTCATTATTGAACACGAGCAACATAAATATGAGGCATTTTTTGACTCCAACTATACCTTTGACAACAATGTGGCATCTCTCGGAGAAGATGAGAGAATCTACAATACTAAAATCACCATCAATGTTCTGGGATATGTCTTCGGTGAGGGCAAGAACAGGGATCGTCCTTATTTCTCTCGGAGAGAGAACCCAGTAGAGATTGTACTCCCCAGTGAACGTGTGATAGTCGGTGATATTCCCGATTGGACCGATCGATCCTTTTTCAGAGGCGGCGAGGCGGTGACTGTCACTCACGGTTCCAAGCAAATTACACCCCGTAGATCAAAAGTACCCCTTATGCCCAACCCCCGCGGAGAGGCAGGAGGGTCAGCCATCACAATACAAGATGAGGGCGTTGATCTTACGACTGCGCTGACAACAATCGACTTCACGGGCGTCGGCGTAACCGCCACTGCAGTCGGTAATGTGGTCACTGTCGATGTTCCAGCTAGCGCTATCACTGCAAAAGAGGAGGGAGTTGATCTCACAACTGCTATGTCCTCCATTGACTTCGTCGGCAGCGCCGTTACAGCGACCACATCAGGCAATGATGTAACAGTAACAGTAAATGCCAGCGCCATCTCCGCTAGCGATGAGGGCGTAGAACTAACAACAGGTGTTGATTCGTTGAACTTCGTTGGAGCAGGCATCACTGCTACTAATACAGGCAACGCACTCACCATTACTGTTACTGGTTCCCTAGATGGTGACACGATCAACAACGCAATCGTAACTAACAGTACCTACAACGAGACCCCTGCAGGACTGGTTAACAGTGCTAATACTGTATACACCCTTGGTGCTACTTCCTTTACTAGTTCGATCCTGGTTTTCCAAAATGGGATCTTGCAGCGTACTGGATCAGCTGGCGCCTTCGACTACACCGTAACGGCGGACGACGAAATTACTTTCACGGCTGCCCCAACAACTGGGGATTACATACTAGTTAGCTATGTAAAATCAGCATAAATGTATAGGAGACTAAAAATGGCAAAAAAGCGATTACTAGAAAAACTACAAGAACTACTAATGGATGAGCTAGACGAAGATGAAGTTGAAGAGTCAGTTCCCTCGCTGCCATCAGAAGAGCCCCCCGCGCACGAGATCCCACAGGAAACTTTTGAGCTAGTTAACGCGGCATATGTTGCCGTACAGGAGGCGCAGACCCAGTATGCCACACTAGTCCCTCAACTTGAGGCGCAGAAGGCAGCACTATGGGATCTTTTGCGCGAGGCACGAAAAGCATTAAACGAACAGGTTACAAGCGCTCGCGACGAGTGTGGAGTCCCTGACGAACCGGGCTGGACACTCAATTTCCCTGATGAGGATAATGCTTTCCCCAACTTCTCAAAGAAAGAGGAAGAAGAATGAGTTCCACAATTAAAGGCGCTCAGATAAGAGACGAGACCATTGAAACTAATGATATAAAAGATAACACTATCGAAGGTCAAGATGTCAACACAACCGGTTCGTTCACCATGGGCGCCCTCGGTGTAAAAAACACTACCGCAAGTAGTGCCACCGAAGGTGGAAACATACGATTAAGTTGCGACGACGGTGCAGTTATGGCAGCAAGCCACAGATTAGGTGTTGTAGAGTTTGCCGGAGCAGAAGACGCCAGCAGC